TTAGCCTAATTCATAGTTAGCAATTAGCAGCTCAGTGACAGGCTTAGTTTCACCCTTATTGATGCTGTAACTAGTCTTCACTTCTTTAAACTCATAGCCTTTAAATAGCTCTCTAATCTGTGGCACGTTATTAATGCTGACCAACCATTTTCCCTGGCACTTCACTAATAGATCGCGCAGCTGGGTGAAGTCTTCTTTACCGAATAGACCTTTGCCATAGTCGTTCTCGAAATCCCAGTACGGTGGATCACAATAGAAGAATGTATCCTTGCTGTCGTAGCGCTTGATCAGTGATTCATACGGAAGGTTTTCAACAGTGGCTCGGCTCAATCGTAAGTGAGCTTCGCTTAGATCTTCTTCCAGTCGCAACAGGTTTAGCCTTGGTTTGCTGGTGCTGGCAATGCCAAAACACTGACCAACAATCTTGGCACCAAAGGCGTTTCTAACTAAGTAGTAGAAGCGTGCCGAGCGTTGAATATCTGTAAGTGTTTCAGGCGGTACCGCTTGCAGCCTAGCGAATTCTTCACGGCTGATCAGCGACCACTTGAAGTAACGCACAAACTCTTCAAGGTGGTTTTGTATCACTCTATATAAGGTAACAAGGTCACTGTTAATATCGTTAATGACTTCTACCTTACTTTCAGGCTTGCGGAATAGTACCCATGCAGCGCCTGCAAAGGTTTCAACGTAGCACTTATGCGGTGGTATTAAAGGGATGATAGTAGCAGTAAGTTTACTTTTGCCACCTACCCATGCCAGCGGTGATTTACGTGATTTTAAAGAACAGTTTTGAATCGTCATGAAGGTCTCCAGTTTAAGACCTTCGTGAGGTTCTAATATTTTGCGTCTAGTAGACGCAGGTATGCGTTAAGTAAACGCAGTTTTTTTAATCACTATCTATATTCATTAATTAGCCCACAACGTGGACACTTGATACTTAACTTGATGGCCATGCCTTCAGCCAGCTTTTTATTACACTTGCTACAACGTAAATCTTCATTTTTTAGTATGTATGTCATACGGGTCACCTATAATCACCCCGCCGCTAGTGGCGCAGGGTCCTTGGTTAATCCGTACCGTTATTACGGTGAGACGGGTGGTTAAAGTGCTAGTAACACCTTAGCCACTCACCCTGTTTTTTATAAATCTTAAATCGTTGCCTTAGATAAGCAGTGGCCTTGACCCATTAGCCCATCAATTACCCATGCGGAAATCTTTGCCCATTGACGGCCTCGTTTAAGCGCATTTCCTACTTGCTCAGATACAGTTACGCCATACTTACCACCCATTGCAACATTGCCACAAACATCATAGGCAAGAGCTACAGACGTGGCTCTTACTTCAGAGCCAAGCAGCATTTGAATAAACATAGCCAGTACCAATAAAGGCGCTGCAATTGTGCATAGAAGCCATAGTCCAAATAATTTAATTCTTAGTTTTACCATATGATTGCATCCAGTTCTGCTTGAGTTGTTGCTTGGGTAACTTGATATTTTAGCGTTGAGAAATGAGTGATGTTATAAACACCTTGAGCAGCATAAGCTTGATACAGCGGCCAGAAATCTGCAGTAGTAGGCAACGGCAGTACGCTTCCATCATCGGATAGCCACATATCAGGGAATCCAGGGGGGAAAGCATGAAACTGATTTATATAGTTGGCTGTAGAATTTAGGTTATTTTGTGCAATAGGGTCTGCGTTATACACTATTCCTAGATACACAAATGTTGCACTATTGGCCTTGTTGTAAGCTAAGTTTAACTGGTCTATTTTGGTTGATTGGGCTGTGGCTAGGTTAAACGGTAACACTATAATATCTGGCGCAAGCATTGAGCTAATTAAATCTTTGTCGTAAGCGATCCAAGATAGGCTCTGTACCGCCAGCTCCATACTAGCTGCTGAGTTTTCATCCCATGTTAAAAACGAAACTATACATAGAGATTTGCTTGTAGGTTCCTCTTGTTGTGAAGTATCAAAAGTTCCAATAGTAACCGCACACTTTAATGTATTAAGGTCTACGTGAGTTTCTATAACGCTATGAAATTTATTATTAAGTACAAACATTAACCAGCTCCTGTTGAAATACCCTGACTAGTTAGAGCGGCTTTAAGTGCAGAGTATTGCGTCATCAATACTACAGAGTTTGGGTTAAAGAACTCGATTATGGCATACCCTCCAACTCCATTTGACCCGGGTCCATTACTATCCCCACCTTGGCCACCAGGTGAAAACCCTGTACCACCTGAACCCCCAAATGACGGTAACTGCCAAAAGTCTCCATTCGCATCAACGTAGTCGTTAATATGTTCCCACTGACCATTCCCCCCATTTCCACCATTTGTACCCGCAGTACCACCGTTTATACCAGAGCCTCCATTCGATGCTGGAATTCCATTACCTCCTCCCTGTCCTGGGTAAGATGCCAAAATACCTGCTACTACTGTAGCTGTTCCAGCAGTTCCTGACCCACCCCATACATTTACAGCACCGAAAGTACCTGCTAGACCTTTTTTACCTACAGTAAGTGAGTACGCTGCACCAGCAGTTAAGCCTGATAGTGTTGTTGTCACATTACCTACACCTCCACCTCCACCCGCACCACCAGCACCTGTACCATTTATAAACCCACCGCCGCCACCGCCGCTCCCCGCCCTTAGAGTAATCCTCATTGACGTTTTACCAGCAGGTACAGTTAGCGTATAGTTAACGTCTGCATTCGTATCATTTGTATATATAGTAGATACACCTAACGCAGAGGTTAAATCTAATACTCCAGCTAATAACGTCCCGTTAAATGTGCCACTTGCCGCTGATAACGCCCCTGAAAAAGTACCACCAGCCGCTGCCAAGTTACCTGAAAATGTGCCTGTAACACCATTGATTGTGCCAGCAGTGATATTCCCTAAATTGGCACTGAGCGCAGATAAGCTGCCAAATGCGGCCTTGGATGCACTTACTAGGTTGTAATAACCATTACTCAAATCAGCATTATTCACATAGTGGCCAGCTGCCGCTTGCCATGACCATATCGATCCGCTAGTAGTGCTATAAACCACTTCAAAGCTAGAACCGCCCGGTGGTGGGCTGCCTGGTGTTGCGGTAATGGTACTGGCATCAACTACAGTTACTACACCACCTAATGCCAGTGGTATTGCTGATATTTCACTTGAAAAATTTAAACTGTCAGCCCCATAGTTATCATAAAAGGCAACACGGTAATACATCGGTATGCCAGCTGCCACTCCATTAAATACATGGCTATTATCTTGGCCATCAAAGAGTAAATTGCCACTGCTTGGTGTAAATCCTGTAGTCGTTGATCCGTAGATCAGCGTGCCCGTCCAGTCGCTATCAGTTGGCTTATTGGCTGATACCGTAATCGACTGTGGCGCAGCTGTAGCACTAAGCCCTAATGGTGCGGATATTTGAGGATTAGTCGCAGATAAACTGACAAGATTTGCAGAGGCCGATGTAGCACTATTTGCCTTGATCTTAAAAATCAGGTTACGCCACGGGCCACCATCAGCCTTGGCATCTTCATAGGTATATTCAAAACTATTGGCCGTGATATTAGCCGTTGTACGTCTTAGCGTAGGCGTAACGCCAGTCGAGTAAATGAAAATCGTGTAATTGTCAGCCCCGGGCGTTGGTGACCATTGCAATTTGGCTGATTTACCAACAAACGGCTGCGCCAGGACAAAGTTAGTCACATCTGGCAGTGCAGGTGTATTGCTGAATACATTACCTGTCCAGACTGCCCAAGTTCCCTGAGTAAGACCTATGGCAGCTACGCGTATTTCAATAGTACCTGGCAACACATCAAACTGCATGCGAGTTGATGTGGTCTCACCGATACGGCTCCAGCTGACGCCAATGTCATATGAGATCTCAACCGCATATTTATCAGCACCGGCAGATGGCAGCCAAGCAGCTATTGCAATACGGTTAGAATTGCCAGGGGTGACAGTCAGGCCAGTGACTGCGGGGCGTGTAATTACCACGGGAAGTACTGAGCCTGATGTTGGCGTAGTTGGCGCACCAGAGTCTGCGGTATAGACCCGATCATCATCGAGCATAAACGTTAAATCGCAGTGCTCAAGGTCACGTGGTTTAACGCCTGCAAGTAAAACCCGTTTGTACATTGTCGTTGCAACGCCGAAGGTATAGAGCGTGCGCTCTCTGTCGTAACCAAGATCAGGAACGAAGTCCAGAGGTGTTGCTAAAATTGCCTGATTGACTGAAGTGCCAGGTGTTGCAGCAAAAGGTGAACCCACAGAACCATCACGGTACCTGAAGGAAAAATAATGCGTGCCAATTTCGCTAAAATCCAGTGATTCTGAAAGCGTCACGGTATGGGTAACACTATCGTAAGCCAGCACTTCACCTGACTGGCCCCACATTGGCCTGTCATGTGAAACAGCGCATAAATCACCGAATGAAGGGATAAACCCTTCCATTTCACTACCCAGTGAAACAAGGGTACGGCGATATTTATTGACGGCCGCAAGGTACATGCCTTCACGGTAAGCTTGGTTATAAGAAGTAACACCAAAAATAGTGACTTTGGCCGGGACTAATGATGTGCTACCGGGTAACGCACAATTGACGTAATTCCAGTTCCAGATGCTCTCATCCCAAAACTTAAGCTCGATGACATCAGCGGTATCTTCAGTCGGCATCAGGTATTGCACCTGTACGCTACCCTTGGTGATATTGCGCATATTGAACATGGCTACTGGCAGACTGCGAGGTGCATCACGCACAATATGAATGATGCCACCTTGCCTGTAAGGTTTAGCGCGGCCGGATTTTGCTGCGAGTGTCAGTGATTCCCAGAACGTTTGGGCACTGTCATAGATGCCATTAAAGGTATCACCACGCGCTGCCCAGACTGTATCTAAAGCCAGTAGTTGTGCAAGGTCAAGTCGGCTATCAGCATAACCAGCACCATAAGGTGCACGACAAATATCAGCAATTGCCCAGGCGATTGATCGTGTGCGTGTGGGTGCGCTCCATGCGACACCATTCCAGATAGGCAGTTTGCGCGTAACTATCATATTCACTTTACGTGATGACTGCGCAGTTAAGCTATTAGAAGCACGCATGCGCATTGCAACGATAGTCACATTGCCATATTGTTGACTGCCCGGGAGGTAGGCACGCAGACCACCCCAGTTCAAATCATTGCCTACACGACTATCTAAATCTTTAGCTGATGTACGGGTTAAGCGAACCTGATAGCGTGCCTGGGCGACAGCATAACGATAACTGAATCTTTGTGGTGTATTGGTTGCTGCAGTGATCGTTGGATTACCCAATGTAACCCAAGCACCGACAGCACCACCACTATCGTTGATTTGTTGTGCTTCAATTAAAAAAACAATTGAACGACTATCCAGACCGCCCTGGTCATTGGCATAATAAATACCACGCGGACAAACGATGTCGATAGAAAGCGCATTCGCAATAGTACCGGGTAGACAAGCCACATATGGCCCTAAAGTCACAGCGATGGCTTCCTGACCTACAACCTCACCAGAGCTAATAACATTGGCTGGGAATAGGGTAACTGTTCCACCTGGTTGAATTACCTCATACGTAATCTCAGGAAAACTTGTAATCGGCGTATCCAGAATATTGATGGCATCGATATCGCAATAGCCTTGTCCCACGCAAAATAGTTGATACAGATATTGCTCATTACCTGCAAATTCACCATATGGTTCTGCCGCATAGTTTGGAAAGATTTTGTTGGTACCATAAAATGCAGGAATTGGATCGCCGATTCGGCTGGTATTTCCTTGAGCAGCTATTGTATAGGTTGGCGATGGCGTTGCCATTGATGCCATATTTGAAGCGCTGCCAGCAGAGGGTGTGCCGAACATGGAGCCTACCAGCGCTTTACCGGCAATAGCAATGACACCACCTAAAATCGTACTAGCGGAGATGCCAAAAACAGTTGCAGACTCTAAGCCTAACTGACTTGCCGCAGCAAGACCCAAACCAGGTGCAGCAAGCATGATGCCAATAGTAAGAATCATCATCAGTGGGTTACTACCGCCGCCACCGCCTTGTGGCGGACAGATAATAAAAGCGACTACATCACCATCTTTAACGATGGTTGTTTTCCAATCCTTACGCAATAAGGCATTGCCGTTATGCAGACAAATAAATGGTTTTTGTGTATCTGGTGCCAGCGTTGAAATACGTCTACGGCGACGAATGGCTGTTAATACATAAGCATCATGCTTGAATATATTTTGGGTAATAACGAGACTAGCCTGCATGCTCTACCTCTTTTAAGAAGCGCCAGTAAAGCATCTGTGTCCATCCGAGCAAGCGTATATGGCGTGGCTGGGTAAAGACAACGCCTACACCTTCCACACAATGTAGAATGCCGCCACCGTCTACGTCCAGCCAGATACCCACATGCCACATATCTTTGCGGGTGCCCATCTCAACAATGTCACCAGCTTTAGGCACATCTACCACGTAATAGCGTGAATGTTCCGGATGTTTTCTGAAGGCTTTGCGTACTTGAAGACCTTGTGACTCATCGATGGCGATCATCGGCGGCTCATAGCCAAAATGCGTCATGGCAACCTTGCGCACCAAGCCCCAGCAGTTATAACTGTCAGGACCTTGTGCACCACTTTCCCAGGGTAATCCTAAATACTGTTCTGCCCAATATGTCATCGAACCAGTCCAGGGAAGCGTTGAAGCGTATAAGTTTCGCCCGGGAAGTTCTTATTGGCCGGGTCAGAGAAACCGCAAGTCGCGATAACCTTAAAGTCATCCGCTTTAATATCAAAGATCGTCAGATGCAAGGGAGGGTCATTTTGTGGACCCGTAAGATCACTGCCTAAAAATGCGCGGTATGTGATCTCGGCTTTAATACCACTGGCTGTGGCCAGTGCAATATTAGTTTCTATATCCGTTGAAACGTTATCCATCGTGACAGTAATTTGAGGCGTGGCCGAGTCTGTCACTTCAGGCAATTGCACATCAAACGCAAATGAGACAAACGTCACCATAGTGCTTGGATTTAATGGTGCAGTGGCTTCCAGTGTTGCATTAAGATCTGCATAATCCATCACGACTCTGATGGAGGTTGGCAGACCAGCGCCATCCACAAAAGCTGGGTGGCGAATTTCTAAGGTATGCAAAATAACATCACTGACTGGTGCTGTTGCATAAGCTTCTTTAATGGCTTGTTTTAAGGTTGAATCGGTCATAGGTAAGGTGCCAGTTCGGCTTGAGTCATAATTTGTAGATCAAATACTTCAATGTCGGTTGATACGTTAAACAGCAGGCCACCGGCAGAGACAGGCTTATAGGCTTTAGTAAATCGCACCTGATAAGGATTCAAGCCCTTGCCATTCCATAAAGTGAGCTGAAACCATGCGATACCATCATTAATCTGCCAATGCCACCACGCTTCAAATATCTTTAATTCATCTTGAGTTAATTGCCATACCGGCTGTAACGCCGTGCGGGTTTTAGTAAAGCGGCGGCGCTGACGTGCATTACCGCCATCCATATCAGTACGAATGAATACAGGCTCAGGATTGAGTGAATAACTGCTACGCAGTGGTGCAGGTAAGGTAGAAGGCCAGGTAGGCATTATCCGTGAGCTCCTGCAGCGCGATTCAGGCCATAGGTAGATTCAAGTACTGGACCCAAGCCAGCACCGCGTGAAATATCAGCACTCATTTTGCTGGTGATCTGCTCAACAAAAATGGTAAGTGTTTTATTGCCGCCACTGCTTTGGGTAGTTTGTGTTTGACCACCTTTACCTGCGCCTGGTGCTTCAACAAGATTCACTATTAAATTCAAACCACTGCCAGTTCCACCTATACCTCCACCAGTAGTTTGCACACCCAATTTACCGTTGGCGCCACGTGAAAGTGGCAGGATCGCTTCAGGACCGGCTTCACCCATCAAACCCATAGGAAACATGGTTGGACTGGATACAACGCTGTTAGTAAATGCACCGCCATTAGCAAAAGCCATCTGGTGGCCAGCATTGAATATATTGCCTTTGGCACTTTTAGAACTAAAAAAATTGCTAAACATATCGCCAAAACTAGAACTGGAACTGGCAGAACCTGCACCTGCGCCAGGGAAAGCCTCTGTAGTATTACCCGTAGGAACACTGCTACCACTACCGCTACCAATACCCAAACCACCAAGCATCTGATCAAACAATCCGCCAAGACCACCAGAGCTATTCATTTCGTTAGTAATGGCTTTAATGATCGGCTCTATGACGGTAATACGCAAAATCACCCGTTCAATATCTTGACCAAGGCTAGATAGCACATCACTGAATTTTTTACCGCCAATGACAGCATTTTCAAAAGCGCTAGTAAAGGTTAGGCCAAGGTCTTTAGATAGGGTTTTAGTTTTTTGTAATGTTGGTTGCTGCGCATCTTCCTGAACATTTAAACGACGCAAAGCATCTATATGTTCATCAATGGCTTGAATTTGTGACATACGCAAATCTGACTCTTCAACCAAAGCTTTACTAGCTTCTAAATCTGCAATAGTTGCATCAAGCCTTGTATTTTTAAGTTCTTTTAGCGCCTTATCACTGAGACCATATTCTTCTGATTGTGCTTGTAAGACTTTAATTTTATCTTCTATGGCAGCAGTACTTGCCTGCATAGAGTCAAGATCTTTAATATCGAGCTGTGTTTTTTTATCCAGCACTACAGCAAGCTCATCCCATGCCTTTTTTTCGGCTTCAGCTAAATCTTTTAATTCTTTTTTATGTGCGATTACTTTTTCATCCGCTAATATCCCATCAATCTTAGTTTTAATAGCTAGTTGATCAGTAGCCGTAAGTTTTAATGTGCCATCTTTAAGACGGTCATTAACACTGATTTGGAGCTCTTGGCCATGCGTCAGTTTTTTTCCCATTTCATCCGCAAGTTTTATAGAGTCGCTATATTTATCAAGTTCAGCTGAAATTGATTTAAATGATTCCTCTTCTTTCTTTACAGAAGAATCAGGTTTTTTTGTATCTTTAGCAATTACGGCTTTAACTGTATTGGCATCGTTTGATGCATTGGTAGCCCTTGCATTTACCGCGCTAATTTTAGATTCAAGCATCTTGACATCTACCTCAGCAGCAATGACCCCAACCCGCATTTTATCAAGCAGGTCTTTTGGGCTATCTTTACTAACATCGGCATATTGCTGTTTAGCAACCGCTAATCGCTGCTGTGCATCTGACAATTGCTTTTCATTAGAGTCTGTCTTACCAAACTCAAGAAATGATTGTTTAGCACCATCAATTGCTTCTTTGATTTTTATCCAGTATTGCTCAAATGTACCTAAATTTTGATTAATATCTACACTTCTTGATTTCATTGAATCAGCAAATGCTTTGTATGCAACCGTTACAGCTTCCTGTGTTTTACCTTGTTTTTCTAAACTTTTAATTTGCTCATAAGTACTTACAGTTAAGTAATTGTATTGTTCATTCAGCTTGATCGTAGCCTTGAGAGGGTCTTTTGAAATTTCCTCGAATTTTTTAACTAAGGAATCTACACTCTCACCAGTGACTTTTGCGCCATATACCACGCCATCTAAAGCAACTTCAATATTTTTAGCAGAGACAACACCACCTGCCGACAAAGCAGTGATCGCTTCGTGAGAAGTGCTATATTCTCCTGAGACTTTACCAACTTTATTAGCTAAATCATTAAATGCCCCAGCATTGCCCCCTGCAATATTGCCACTTTTAATCAGTGCTTGATTGAGACGGTCATTTTCAGTAGCACCCTTTGCAAATGCGACACCCATTACGACAGCCGCAATACCAATTGCACCAATACCTAATGTCATAGGGTTGAAGAGCGCCTCAGTAATACTCATACGTTCAGCCAGCACCATAAAACTGCCCGGCATACGTGAGAAATTACCGGTGAGTGCTTCATGGCCAAGCACAATCAATTCACGCTTGGCACCTGCAGTATGGAAGGCGCTTTTTTCTGCTGAAGCTGCAGAGCTTTCAAAGCCCTGGGCAAGTTTGCCAAGTGCATCATCATATTGGCTTTGTGTGACTACACCTGCTTTAAGTCCCTGATGCAATAGCTCATTGGCACTATCAAGCTGTTTGGTTTTGTTGTAAACAGGATCAAGTCGTGAAAGCAGCTTATCGAGCTCAGTTTCAAGCTGCTTAAATTGGTTGGTTTCAGTTTGGGCGCTTTGGGTAATCTTATCCTGCGCCTGGGCCATTTGCGCATTTTGAGTTTGCAGCTTGGTTTGTGTAACATTAAGCTTATCAAGCTCTTCGCGAGTGACTTTGATGCCACCCACGTCTACACCAGCATTTGATATCCGTATACCTAGGTTAACTTCGGTCATTCAAAATCTCCATTGCAGCTTTTTCCATGACTTGAAGACCGTTAAAAACTTCTGCCTTTGCCTTGATTTTTAACATACGCATTACGCTTTCAACTGCTATATAGTCCAGCCCCTGAAACACAACGCCACCAATTCCAAGATGCATTCGCCACTGCGTCGTCAGCGATATAAATAGTTCTAATATCTGCCAGTTTTCTGAGTAAACCTCAAAGTACTCAGGTTCTTTAGTTTGGGCGTCTAGTGATGCTTTAGCCTGGGCAAGCTGTTCATCATTAAAGCCCAGCACCTTTAAATCGGCGAGGGCTTCACTATGGTTTGGTCTGCCGCCACGCGCCCAATGCCGCGCAGCGTCTGCTAGTTTTTTGAGCGTGGCCCTGCCTCTGCTTGTGCAGCTACATAGGCTGTTAAGATCGCGCGTTTCATACCAGCGATATCAAACAACATCGCCCGGTTTGTATCACTCACAGCTAATGCAGTACCAAACTCATCGCACAAGTCATCACCCCAGCCGACAAATACTTGATCAAGCAATTTGTCATCGTCCGGACGGGTTTCTGGGTTGGCAATTGCTTGCAATTGTGTTTGTGATAGTCGGTTAAAAGTGCCAGTGAATTCACCTTGGATTACTTGGCCATCACCAGGCACTTGAAACAGTACCAATGAGGTGAAAGTATTTGATAATTTAAGCTTGAACATAATGGTTATTCTTCCTGAGTATTACGTGGATTATTAGGATTATTGGAAAGTAAGCGTTAATTCATCATTGCCAATTAACGGCGTTGGGATCAAGCCCATCTGCAACATCTGAATACCATTCAGATCCGTATAAGCTGGTTTAGTCACCTGCACAGCTGGCCCAGCAACTACGATCTGATTGCCTGCGCCTAAACCATGCGTAAATGCCAATGCGCCTAATGTTGAGTTGCGAGCTTGCGTGAACCAGTCTTTAGTCGCGATGGTATTGGCTTCAATTGTGATCGAGCCAGCCGGTTGACGGTCTGTAATCCGAACGTCTTCAACGCCAATTAGTGAACGGAAAATCACGTTATTTGCAATGTCGACAGTAAATGCAGACATCACGGCGCCACTTAAGCCAAACAATGACAAACCAGAGGTATTGACCTTATTTACCGGTTGTGGAATCTGGAATGCTGTAAACACGCTGGTAGGTGCAGCAGCATCAGTAACAGGAGAGTACAGACCCATGAAGCTGAATTTAGCAAAAGGGATAATGCCTGCAGTGAAGTCAAAAGAGACATTGCCACGTGCGCCAGTCAGTTTATGTAAGACACCATCGATGTTGAAATACATCGTTATTGACTCATTGTTGGCACTGATAGGGGCATACACAACACTGACACCGGCACTGATCGTCTCTGAAAATCCACAAGCTCTTAAAAGCTGGCCAAATGCAGGTGCTGTACCAGCGGCGCCACTACCTGCAAGCTCTACTTCAAGATCAAGTTTAACGTGGACAGCAACCGGAATCGATTGTGAGTTACCCAGATAAGGCCGCAGAATATCGCGCTTAACCTCTGTCGATTCTACTGGGCTGATGGTTGGGCTACCTTTGATCAGAATGGCATTAGCTGCACCGGTAGGTGTAGGGTCCGTACCATAGATCGTTTCAATTTTAGCCAGTAGACTGCGTTTACGCGTTAATAATGACATGGCTTACTCCTGAGTTTCTGATGCGTTAGATGCAGTTTTAGCTGCAACTGGAGTAGATGCAGCAGGCAAACTATTCGTTTGGCTTACCGTATCTGCTTGAGATACTGGCCCCTGTTCTTCGGTGCGCTCGATTAAAGTACGCTTACCAGAAATAGGATTAAGCATGTAACTGCCACCCTGACCATGAAATTCATCGTTATTCATTTTTAAATCACTCTTTCAAAATAAGCTGTTGTAAATTCATCAAGCCACCAGACCACTGCATCGGTATCAAGCTTGATGATGCGGCCACCCTTATATAAAGTTGGCTCAAAACCAGTCTCTGGTTCCCATCCGACAAGCTGCGCCTTGACTGCTTTACGAATGCCGTCAAGATCAGTCAAGCTTGCTAACCCTTGAGCATCAGCAACATTACGCACGGCCATCAATACGCCAAACTGTACAGTGACACGCTGGTTGATCGCGCCGTTACCTAACAGATTTGCACCGGCAGTGTCCGCACCAGGCAAAACAAATGCAGCCGGAATATTCAGCAGCTTGTCATCAGCTGAAGGAATATCAGCAGAGCCACCAACGACAGTCAGCAGGGAAACATTCATTTTGATGCGATCAATGATCGGCTGCAACTGCATCAGTAATCACCCAAAGTAGTTTTAGAAAATACCCGATCAGTGCCAATGAATTTAATACCGCCAGCCATTGCCTGAGGTTGGTTATTGCTATCAACACCAATGCTCACAGTGCCATTGGCCACATTCTGAAGAAACATGACTGCATCTTTATAGCGCGCTTTAACCAGGTCAGTTGCACGGACGTCGTAGAGGTAATAACGCGCGATATCTGAAGCAACCCTGGTCAATATCAGTGGCACTGTCACCAGTGGCAAGTTGAATAATGGCTCAAGATAGCTATTGATCTCGGCATCAGTATCAGCCAATGCCTGGGCAAGCACATTGGTATCGATAGCACCAGCATTACTACGGTCAGTAAGCTGCTGAATCTCTTTCTGGCCGAAGCGGTCAATCAGGTTTTGTGAGGTGGCGTAGGTCATAGAGACTGAACCATTATCGTTGCTGCTACCTCCCAGAATGTCTCGGTAGGGTGTAGACCATCAGCATAAAATATTGCATTAGTTGGGTCTGCAAGTTGTGAGAATTGCAAAAGGTCAAATATTGCGTCACAACCCATACCATTAGTACCTGCGGCATTTATTAAACCCCGCATAATAGGCAAGTTTGTATTAGCATTTCCAGATGCATTTAAAGTAGCTATTTCATTTATTACAACCACTTCAAATCCTGCTGTTTTCAACGCTAATACAATAGCTTTAACGCCAGCTACAGCTTGAGCTGGGGTAGATCCACTAACAATAAAATCATTTACGCCAGCAAATACATAAGCTTTATTCTTTACGCCAGCTTTATATTTAGCTACTGCGTATGGAACTTGCCCTGACAGAATAGAAGCAGTTGTCTGGCTACCAACTCCTAAGTTATACACATTAGCGTTATTCCCAGCTAGTGATAAGGCTTTAGCCAAGATCATAGCCAAGCTAGTAATTCTAGCGTTCTGTAAAGGGAGGCTACTATTGGTGCGGCTATCACCTAGCAGAAATACTTGGTCAAGAGCTTGCGGTTGTATGTTGAATCTGGTGTATGCGTTATAACGGATAGCCTGCTCTTGGCCCACTGTAATTGCTGTATTTGCGATTGCGATCCCAAGCATATAACCAGGACTATTCACCATTCCGTGACGTTGCTGGCAGATGAAACCTCCTTGGTAAGCATGTGCTGCTTGCGGATTTGCAGTTTCAGCGAATTCATTTACTCTGGCAGTAGTGCCAGTAGCATTGCATATAGAGCTTAATACAGATAGACCACTTCCTGATATCGGGTCAGTAGCTACTCCAGTGTGGGCATCACCTAAGCTAGACCAGACCTGCCATCCACCAGCGCCCATAGAGTCTAGTTGCAGTGAAGTAAATTCTGCAGGTGAATAATACCAAGAAGCGTTATCTGCTCCTGCTGCAGGTAGAGCGTTATTGAGATTACCATTAGCTCGTGACTTAAAGCCGTTGCTTACATACTGGTCAATAGCGTAGGTAGTTGCCGCACTCCAAGCACCAACGTTATAGTCAGCAGCACCATAGTCACCAACAGAGTAGAATGCTTGGGGCCCAGCAACTGCAGCTAAAGTTCGCACTAAACTAAACGTAGAGTAGTTATTACCCATCACACCAAAACCGGATGTAAGTGTCGCGCCGCCTGCAGCTACTAGACCATGTGGTAATCTAAGAACTGCTGGTGCTGTCCCATTGTTCCAAGTCTGCAGTACATATCTACCTATAGCAGGGTCAAAATCAATAATAGGTGCTGGGAATAAAGTATCTTTTACCGCGTGGTTGTTATTACCTGATTGGTCATTGAGTTGAACGCAATAAACATCTGTACCTGCATCGGCTCTAGCCATAGCACTCTGTAAGGTAGATACATCCAGTTCACCACTAGGTAGGATGTTAATATTGAATTGTGTGGCTACAGTAGCAATAGTTACACTGATAATACATGCGATCCCAACATACCCACCTTTCATAGCGACAAGTCCACCAGCAAATATGGAGTTAATCTGTCCAACAACATCAACAAAGTTTCCAGTAGCGTTTTTATGGATCGGAGTCCATCCAGCAAAGTTATTATCTACTGTACCTACAGGCTTAAATATCTGGCCGAATGCCTGCCAGACTGATGATGCCGAATAACCTTTTGAAGCATTATCAAAAACACTGGGTAGACGATTAGATGATCTATTAAACAAATTACTGATCACTTTAGGAATAGAAGGTAAAGCCGGCACTGCACCAGTTTTATCTGCCTGATCTACAAATTGTCCGTTATTAACACTCACGATTATTAAACCTTGCTCATTTCTGCCCAAGCGTCATTGCGCTCAGCAGCAGTTACTGTCCAGCCTAAGACTTTAGAAATGACAGCCACATCAGGTGCACCGCTACGATTCCAAAGGTCATTATTTTCCTTATCAAAACTACTGATAGTTGCAGTGATCGCAGCTAAGCGTTCAGCTGCATCAGTTGGCGCTGTTGATTTTTTAGCGCTATCTACTGGTGCAGGCTCATCACCGTCATAGCCATCTTTGATGGCGCCACAATCGATTAAGATGGCAGCAGCTTCAGCATCCAGATCAATGCGATGACCAGGCTCGAATAGTTTTTGATCGTGATTCACGTTGCTTAATACTGTACAGGCTTGAAGTCCCATGATTTTTTCCTTAAGATTTAGCCCTTCCTAAAACACAGGAAGGGCGTTAAACATTAGCGTTACTGAAGCTGCTGGTTTTAAGCGACTACGTTTTGGAAGAAATAACCAGCGTCTGTAGACACGATCACCTCTTGAACACTCTCACCTACACGGATACGTTCACCGCCACGCAATCCTGTTTGTGGTGAAGGGAGTACACCGGCAATTCGAGTATCAAACTGGGCTGTCCATCCGAAGGTAGGTTGAGACATTTGTGCAGCTAAGCCATCGATGTGCAACAGTGCGCAATGTTTACCCCAAACACGAACAAAGTTTGGTGTTTGACCTTTTTTCGCAATATTGACAAAACCACGGCCAACGATAATTTCATCTAACTCAAGTAACTCAGCTACTTGTTCAATTGCAACTACACCTGCACCTTGGGCAGACTTACCAATTGCCTGTGCAATTTTTGGATGTTGGCGTAATTGTGTCCAAGCTGCTTGGCCAATCACCAGTTTGTTTGGACGAACGAGTGGAATATCCATTGCAGCTAAAATTGCATTGGCTGGATCGGAGTTCACTTTATCTGACCATTGTGATGTACCTGATAGCGTTGCTTGGTTAGTTCCTGAGAAGTTACTTGTGTTAAATACGGTACCTGCTACACGAATCTCACGATCAAGCAGAACCAAATTAGTCAGCATCATCGTTGATAGTGCAATCGGGCTTACCGGCCCACCAACTGCTGGCTTAGGCATGGCATTGTAGGCAGCCGTATCAGCATTAGGGACCAAATCATCTAGACCATAATCGACGGTTTCAGCAGCAATGTCCGTACCACCAAAGTCCACCATATTGGGCTCAGACTTACGGCCAACCTTAGTATCTGGCACGGTATAGCCTTGCTCTGGTGAATATTTGGTGTATTTAAACTTTTGAGGCGTAGGAATACGCGGCAGAACCTTGTCAGCAATCAGCTGTTCAGTAGGATTACTAAATGCGATCGCAATTGCCGACAACTCGGCATTGATTGGGAAAGCTGTGGTGTTAAGCCCAACCAAGATTGACCCGGCGGCTATTGCCTCATGCGGAACTAAGCCACAAACAGCTAGAATTAGGAGGATTACTCCAACGCCAATCATAAGCGCATTGGACTTCATGTAGTTTTTAATCGGTTGCATTTTCAATCCTATAAAAGTTTTGGTGAAAAGTAAAAAAGTTGAATCTAAAAATTAGCGCTTGCTGGGTTAACCTTGGAGCATTGATGGGAAAATCGTACATTGACCAACATCACCAAGCACACCAGAGACCAATGCCATACCGATGATTCTATTATTAACCCCAGCTGCAGGCGCTGCTGTGACTGCACGGCCAGAGGCATCCGCTGTAAGCTGATCGCCACGGGTTACGGCACCGCCGTATAGCACATCAGCAACACCAGACAGGATGCCATCACATCGTTCATTGATAGCTGCTGCGATATCAGTAGTGACACCTAAAAGACGGTCTGTAGGTCCGGCAGAGGCAAGAATGTTGCCATCAACACTTCCACTCTTGAAAATCGTGAATGCAGGGATTGCACCTTCAGCTTTGAAACTTTTGGCTAATGAAATATTTGACATAATCTTTCCTTCTTAAAATTTGGTAGTACGGCTAAGTTTTGTTCGTAAATAGCGTTAAACAGCCGGGTTACTGAACACCCAATTGTTTTTTAACGTGTGCAACAGCTTCAGCAGAATTCACATTGCGACCTGCTGCAGTTTCAGACTCAGAAAACTCAACAGCTGCGGCAGCAATTGTCGATGCATCAACAACCACATCGCCGAGAATGCCGCCAGCGCCTGATGCTTTTTCACTAAAGTCGACTAGCTTAGGCAAAGCTTCAAGTTGCTTTTTGTAGATATCAAGCGGGTTACCAGTGACTTTTGTTTCACCTTCACCGAATTCAATTGAAGACTCCTGCGTTGCCAGATGATCCATGAATGCAATCGTGCTGGCTTTGCCTGCAGGTAAAAGCTTGCCTTCTTTAACTAGGGCTTCTGCAAAGGAAACATTGCCTAGATGCAGCACTTCAGCCTTGCGGGTTTTTTCAGCTTCGGCAAAACTAGTCACTTCAGACTGGAGCGTTGCGGCCGTTGTTTTCAGGGTGGCGTTTTCAGCTACTAAACGATCCATTTCAGCTTTTTCATGAGGTAACATTGGTTTATCACTTTCAGAGTATTGAGGGATTGCGTTGATATCATCGTCGTCATCTTGTGCGGCGCTGATTTGTAATGAGTCAATCTGATAGCCAGGTAAAGCCTTATCAGCAGCATCAGTACCAAATTGGCTGATGATCCATTCACGCAGGTTGCGGAACATGCCGGAGATATTCATCTGATCCCAATCCGCAAACTCAACAACGCCTTCATCAGACGCAGAGAAGCTCACTGTTTTAAGACCTTTAACAGCCGGTGCAGTCGCACCCAGAAAACCGACGTGCTTTAAATAAAGTACGCCTGGTTTAGGATTGTTTGGTGAATCAGGGAGGTAGAAACTTGCCGAAACTTTTGGAAACTTGCCGCTGTTGACCATTTCGGCAAAGGCAGGATCAACCTGATCAGGAGCAGCATTAAGAATGCCGTCTGCAAAAGAGATACCACTAACCCAGCCATAGGCAGGGTCTTCTGTTTTCGGATGACCAACAACCAAAGGCGCTTTAAATACCTCTGGATCGTAGGCACTAACACTGGCCTGTAACTGGGATTCAGTGAATTCCAGCGTCACACCACTCATCGCGGTATGTTTGCCTGTCTTGAATATCTGGATTGATTTGTTCATGTGCCCATTGTGATGGGCTTAACAAAACGATTGAATGCTGACGCGTGTCAGCGAGTGAATTGGGCTTACAAAATACGTTACGGTTTACAGACTACCACCTAAAAAAATAGAGGGCAAGAGAAGCTATTCAGAATTGGAGCGACAACATCAATCAAACCTGCCCCAAAAATAGCGTTAAACCCCCGTTAAAAACGATTCAATGAATTTTTGCAGGGGTTAGGTGCTTAATGATATTAAAATCGCTAAGAGAGGCTGTGTTGCAGATACTCATTTAGGAGATCAATCAGTTTTGTTTTTGCCTGTGGTTGCAGATCCAAAGCTTCGGTAATTGGAAAATACCTTCGGGCTGGAATATGGACCTTATTATTGCGTCCGGCAAAGCCACCTAAATGTTGGATACGCCCATAGGGCTTATTTGTACTTATTGCCGCAAAATCTTTTCCTGAAGATGGATGTATGGAACTGGCCAAGCCACCAGCACTTACATTAAGAATCTTGCCTGGCCATGTGCCAAGTTTAGTACGAATGGCAATCGTCACTGGTGATAGCTTCTGCCATGACGGTCTGCCTTCCTGCGCAAAGTTCTCCATCGTCTCAGCGTAAAGCATCTCGCTAACTGAAAGATACAACGGTGACATATCCTCCAGCGCAGCCTCAAGCTGATTGAGCTTCTGCCGGATGTCATTATCCTGAATATTGATTTCGCTCATGATTTAGTTCATACTCGTTTTAAGCAGGTGCGACACGGTGATATTCTCCCGGCCGTAACACGGCAGCAATGCCGGAGTGCTATGTGGGGTTTCCGCTCTTAAGCGGGTTGGGAGGCCCCACCACCTGCTCCTTTTTCTAGTAATCGTTGTATCTCCCTTTCGCGCTTTGCATCATCATTACTTAAACGCCTGAAACTAGTCAGGTAAGTGGCATTGCCTGTTTTAGTCGCTTTTACTACCGTCACATAGCCTTGATCCTGCAGCAGGAATATCAATGTTGATGGCGTATCCTGAATTACTTCACCTTTGGCTACAGCATCCTGCACGATTGCATATTCATCGACTGTTAATTCTGGGTGCTCTTTTAACTGTTTTAACATGGTCTGCGCTGACAAGATTACTGTCTGCGTTTTGCTGCCAATCTGTTTGGCTGCATCCTGCTGCAAGATACCAATCGGGAAATTCCCTTCAGGCTTATTAAAAAACATCTTGAATGGCGTGCCGGAAACAAGCTCAGACAGCGCATCACCGGCAATAGTCTTATCTGCAGTATTCATGCTGTTGATCGCAACTTCTGCCAGCGCCTGCGCCTGTGCTTTCCCCGGGTTATATGCCCAGCCAAGATCTGGCGAGAATGCATGCTGCATACCAGGTAGTTTGATAGAGACACGTTGATCTTCACCACCGGCTTTGTTCTTCACCATTGATTTCATGATGTAGCCATCAGAATTAGACGGCGTGATGCCCATCGTTTTCAGATCAGAATCTGACAGTGGTCGAACCCTGCAGCGGCAATTAAAACCGTTAGGCGGATAGATATAATCCCAGATAGGATCATCAAAACGGAATACCTTACCATTGAGTGCTGCGTGGCTTGGCCTGGTACGTTTATCCATGACCGCTTCATACATCCACCAGTTACGCTTGCCAGGGCCACTACCTGTATTGGCCATCATCTGTTGATAGCGGCCAGCCATGTAGGCAGTTTGCAGATTAGTCTGGTAAATGGTTTTAAGGCGGCGTGGGCTACCTTGCTCGACAGCCCGGCTAGTATCTGGATGGTAAGTTGTGATCTCACCTGTTGCCTGATCAATCATCGGTCCCCACCAGCCTTTAGCTTGCAGGATCGGTGTCAGGTTCTTCTGGAAATCTCGCAAGGTCGTACCATTAGCCAGCGCATCATCGACTGCACCACGAATGTCCTGCAGCACATCCATGCTCATTACACGCGCTACAGTGAACGCACGCGCTTGCGATTCCTGCCAAAGGTCGCGCCAGTTCCAGCTGATGGCATAGCCTTTATTCCTGACGTACTCTATTGCTTTTTCTGGTGGGAGGCCAAAGACTGCCTTAAGATCAGTTTGACTCGGCGTTGGCATTCAGCCGTCCCCAAAGTTGTGATGTAAAAATAAGCCTGGCAAGCAGATCTTCCAGACTAGCTGTATCGAGCTTAGGATAGATTTCAGCCAATGCACCAAGCACATCGGTACTGTCATTGCCCTTATTGATCATATCGATGACAGGCTTAAGCAACGTTTGCATCTGTATGGCCAGCTGCGCATCAGGCAATGCATTCATCACATCATCCAGCGCTTGCTGGTCTGGATATGGATTGTCATTTTCGGCAAATGCCGGGTCAATTACTGTTGCAGATCCGGCGCCTGGTACTTTGCTATTTGGCTGTGTCGTAGACATATCTCGCTTTACCCAACCTTCACCATAAGTTGTAGTAATGTAGTCTAGCGTTGGCTCAAAGCCCATATCGTAAATTTTAGTATCACGATCTGCACGTGTATCTAGATCTTGCTCTTTTTCAACGATACGCTTAACTTTTGGTGGCGTTGCACCAGGGAAGTTAAATTCAGTAATCCATTTAACGAGAGTATTGTTAAGTGTATCTGAGAGCAGATCAGCATCGGCACGACTTAACTCCAGCCTGACTTCATTATGCACACCTGCTTGGTTACTACCAAGACCGCTAGATTTACCACTGGTTGTGCTATTTTCACCCAGCACACACACGGATATTTCATCATTCATGAACTTGGCTAGGCGCTCATAAAAGTCACCTGCAGCTGTGTTATTTGCCTCAATAAACTCAATCATTGAGTTATCCGGCATAGTGACAGCATATTCTTGAGAAATATTTAGCAGACTATCCATAAGCTTGTTTTGCTCGGGCTCACTAGTTCCTGCCGGGTATTTACCAACAGGTAATGGCTGACCGAAACGATCTGCAAAACTTAGCCAGAAAGTAATATCCTGACGTTTAAAAAATACTGGCCAGAATAGTTTTGAGCCAAGGCCTAATCCATTTGGATTGCCATCTTTTGCACCCATACTATGAATGATGAATTTTTTATCAGGCATCAATTCACCTGGATAAAGATTCGCGAATGTTTTAAGGCGTAGGTTGTAATCAATATCAAAGTTAAAGCGGCGTTGATCGCGCGGCTTAACCTTATCGACATAGATGCGGATGCCATCGGTAGCCCACATGATCTCATCTACGGCATACCCTTTTAAAATAGCATCTAATAGGTCTTTCGTAATCGTATCAAAACCAATGGCTTCTAATTGTTTTTTTACCTCTTGAGCAATTTTTTTATCTCTAAGGCCAGAGCTGGCTGGATCTACCTCCCATCCATAAGCGACTACAGCCAGCTTACGCTTCTGTAATACAGCAAAACAATGTGGGTCACGTTCGACTTCATCATATAGCTTAAGGCCTTTTCCACCCCCACGTGTTAATAGCGTATCGTCATGCGGTCGTAGCGTGATGCCAAATGGCGGATTGTAAATGTCATCCTTAGCGCCTGCTGCTTCGATAATTAAGTTCTTATCCATAATGCCTCTATAAACTGTAATCTGATATGGTGCGTGAAATACGCTGTCCGCCGCCTATTTGAATCTCATGTGAGACGCCAAAGGTCGTTGCTGCCTTCCATAACATCTCAAGCGCATCCGGACCATCATCGTGGTCGGCTTTAGGAAAATGGCGTAGCTGGTCAATCAGCGTTTTCTGAGATTGATTAATTTTTATCAAGCCATTTTCCATATGTGGCTGCAGCGTCTCGATGCGTAGCAATTTATCAGTAGCCGGATTGACTGCACGCGCAGGCACTGGCAATTGTGCTGCAGCGCTGCGTTTGATGAGTTCAGTACGAAAGAACTCCTGAAACTGGACGCTTTCCACTACCCACAATACACAACGATATTGCCGATGCAGACTGATCACATCCTCAATGATGCGATCAGGTAATCTTTTCTTGATATTGGCTTCAACAACAAAAAGTTTGCCTGTCGCACGTTCATAGCCACCTACGAGTAAAGCGGATGGGTCGCGGCTTGCGCCTTGTTTTCCAAGACTAGGATCCACCGCACCAAAATAAATAAGGTTGGGCGGCAAGTCTACCCAGTAAGCTTTTTCAAGCGCAGTGCTAAATGGCGCATCATCACCGCTGACGGGGTCATTCTGTTGCTCTGAGTCAAAGGCCGCACGACCATCACGGGCTCGCTTGATCATTAACTTATAGAACGGTTGGCCAGATGGCCAGCATACGACGATGCCAGCATCCATTTCTGCCTGGTGCGCTTGGTAATAAGCTAAAGCGACGGTTTCATCATCATTCAGCAATAACTCTTCCCAGCGATCCCATAAGTCACGATGATATGGCCACTCAATCACCGCCTTAAATTTGCGTGAATGCCAAAGTGGGTTATTGAGTAAACGTGCCAACAATGAATCGTAGTGCAGGATCGTGCCGATGATAATCACATCCATCGAGTCATCGGCTGCGCCTAGTGACAGTACTGTTTTTTTAAGCCAGTTCTCTAATTTGTCGCGCTGGTCTGGACTGCGAACATTCTCATCATTTTCCAGATCATCACCAATCACCAGATCAGGCCGATAAGGACCATGACGTAAACCACGCATTTTTTTGCCAGAGCCGAATGCTTGAATTTTCACATCATTGGCTGTGATAATTGTACCGACATTCCAAACACGACCACCACCTGAAGCTTCAGGGTAATCCATAGCCAAACGTGGATTAAAAGCTAATTCGGCTTTAATTGCCTCCAGCATTGTTGCGGCTTGTTCCAATGCATCCATGATAATCAGCATGTAATGCTTACGGCCAGTCACACAACACCAGATAATGAATATTTGGCTGACTAATGTTGATTTAGCATTACCACGCGGCGCTGCAATTGCTTCATGATCGCCGTGGCCGTTATCGACTATTTCAGGTAAGCGCGCATATAAATAATCATGCAGCTCGGCATTTTCATGTTTTATGTAATGCGGAAAGTAGGTGCGAGCAAAGAACTCATAATCGTTCTGAGCCTTCTCACGGCGTGTAAGAATAGCCTCAGCATCTGAGGTGAAGTTATCAACCTCAGCTTCAATCTGACGTCTAAAGCCAGCGGCCAGCGCGGCAATTTCATCTATAAACTTGCGTTTGCTAGTATTAGCCATCTTGATTTTCTAATCCGACTAAAGCCAACGCAACAAGTCCATTATCGCCATAATCAGCAATCGCTAATTTTATTTTATCAGCACATTCTTTTATTGCCTTTTGGTCGGCTTCAGGCGCGCTAACGATCATGCCTCGTAATATTAATAAATCATTACTAACCATATACCCTCGCTAACTCTTCACCAAACGGCTCAAGTACTTCAAGCAATGCCATCGCATGTTTAGGATATTTAGCACGTGTAAATTCTGCCAGGCGTTTTGCAACATCTGTGGCCACTGCCAGCTTATCGGTTTCAGGCATCAGACGTTTACTGATCGACATCATTTTGCTATAGGAGTCTGTAAGGCTTGCAAGCATTTGCACCTTTACTGGCGGTAGCATATCTGGTGTATCTTGTATGGTTTGTATCGTTGCTTGCACTTGCTGCACTACAATGGCCAGCGTTTGGCGTACAACATCCTCAATGCCGCCGCCAGCGATCATCTGCGCACCACGTGCTCTATCCCAGTCATCGCCTAACTCTTTCGCGCTGCGCTTCCAGTTACGCACGGTAATTACCGGCACTTCATGTTTGACTGCAGCAATCTCCAATGACAACTGATCAAAAACATAAGCCGCGCGAACTGCGCGGCGCTTATCTTCACCATGAGCCATTAGGATCCTCCTTTAAGTTCACCAGGAGAAGGGCGCCGTACACCAGGTTCTTGAATCCGGCCCAAGGCAACATCTTCACCACGCGCACTCAGCATCACAGCATCTATCTCTAATGGATCTACCAAGCCCATTTCAGCAAGCCATGAGATCTCTGAAGCAAACTTGTCGTGACTAGTCACAAAGCCGGTGCGTTCCACCTGGTCTCTTAAGACCGCGCGCTGCATGGTATAACCAGCCGCAAAATATAGCGCCAGCAGAATAGCCAAACGCCTTGCAGCAACTACCTGATCGGCATAACTCATTTTCCACCTTTCATCAAAAACTCATGAATTAAATCTAACGTATTCTTAGCGCCTGAAAAGTCACCTTCTAACCTACTGACACAATTTGAAATCCCATTGACCTTTTCGTGTATATCAGCCAAATCAGCATGCGTAGGCGTTTGTTCTATACGCACTTCTAACCGCGTTAAACGACCTGTATTTTCTTTAGAATGATTTATCACTTCATCTTCAAGTTTTTTAATACGCTCGTTATTGGCTTTTTCTTTACTCATACGGTTTACCGTAATGAATAAAAATATGGTCACAAATATATTCAATACAGAAACCGCAAGCTTTAAATATTCAATCATTAACACAAACCTCTTTTTTTCTTACTTTCAAAATCTACCTGACATGGCATACAGCGGGTGACACCGCCGCCTGCAACTCTGCGCTTATCTATTTCATCACCACAATCTTCACAATGACTAAATGCTTTTTTGGCTAACTTTTCAGCCGTTTTACGCTTGGCTGCAAGGATTGAGTTGCGCTCCAGCATCTCTAAATCTTGTGCTGCATCTTCCCACTTACTCATCAGCGTGCTTCTAGGCTAGGAGCTATACGATCTTTAGTGGCTATATCAATCGCTAGGTTTAGTTTTTCGGCGGTGGTGTCGCAGTCGCTGGCGAATCCGACAAGAAAATCAGAAGCCGTTTGAGAAAGTTCGGCTCTTGTTTCGTCAGGGGTAATGGTAATGGCGCCAGCTTGGGTGCTTCCACTACTACAGGCTTGCACTGCTGACTTGGTAGCGATGTACAGCTTACGCTTACCAAGCTCAACATCATGCAACACAGCATCTTTTTCATCTTTAGCATCAGATAATCTCTTTTCATAATCAATGGTTAATTGGTTCATAGCCAAAACATTGGCTCGTTCATCCGCTCGGTTTTTAGTTTGCAGATCTAAAATCTGCTTACCGTATTGAATTAGCTTTGTGTTATCAAGAGCAGTTTGACGGGTACGTTCATCAGTGACGCCCCAGTGATGGATGGCAGCAACGCAGCCACCTAATAAAAGCGCAATAAGCGCCCCAGTAATAAGCTTCATCGCCCAATCAGGAACAACTAACTCAGAGAGGTTCACGGTGCGTTTCCTTTATTAAAACCACTATCGCATGCCCAGCCAATACCAAAGCCAGCACCTATCAACATCATGATATCGGTATTGATACTGATGCTACCCATAGCCAACATAGCAGCGGCTGATGCTAAAAAAGCCATCAAAACAGCTACGGTATTTTTGGGGTGGTCTACGAATAGATAGCAAAATAAATTGCCGGTAATTTCACCCTTAGCCCACTTGGCTAGATAGTGGGCGGCAATACCAAGCAAGCCTGCTACTAGATAAACAGCCAATGGCATAAGCTCTATTTTGCTCATGCTGCCTTCCCAACTAAAGCTTCAGGCAGTTTGCCTGCTTTGAAGTCAGCCAGCGTCAAGCCGCCTGTAAATTGGAAATGGGGATATTCTTTAAAGTGAACCCAATCACCAGCCCACTCCAAGCCGGCTGATTTGCCGATTTCTCCTATTTTTTGCCATAGCGCACCGTCATCACCTGCAGTACTCCATACGGGTTTACCGTTACGCAATGGCACTACGTCTAATGCCACACGGTATTGGTGCAGGCTGTCACCAGCTCTGGCATTGGTAACAATATGCCCTGGTGTAGTACGACCTTGAGCATAGAGTAGATCTTGATCGGTAGGGCAGCGGTAAGTACACGTCACCAGCAGATCAATATCTTGCATCTTGCAATTGTGGATGAGATTAAGCGCCATGAGCTTCATCGGCATGATGAGGTCATCAACGGCGCGGCTAGATTTTTTGGGGTCAAATGGTTGCATGTACCCATGCTAAATGGATGCAACCGACAAACTAACGCTGACACGTGTCAGCCAAAGAATAAAGGGGCAGAAAGCCCCTTGAGTAAAACTACGCTATTATTAAAAACCTGTCAATCTTGGATTTTTAAATCATATTTAATCATTTGATTGCTGTTTATCAGATGATGAGATTGGTTCTGAGGCTGTTTGTGAATTTTTCAATGTATCACAATTTATTTTTTCACCCTGTTTAGCCAAAGCATCAATAGGTTTAGTAAATCGCTCCAAACCACTACCAAGTTTAATTAAACCAGCGGATGGTGACCATGCTTCAATTTTTGTATGAGTGTCATCTTGGCCGTTAAATATATAAAGCAAGAATGCATCCTCTTTAGTCTCTGCCACACCAAAAAAAGAAACTCCAGGAGTAGATGCATATCCTATAATTTCAGCTTCCTTCAGGTCTGGAAACAAAGAGTCAACAAATATCATGCGTTTAAATGAGACTGCTTTTTTTGTATCATTACATTTAATAAGACCAATTCTTACATTACGAACTGCCAGTTGAAGAGGTACATCGACTACTCCAGTAAAATCTGGCGATTGTTCTTTTCTAATTGAATAAGGATCAAACGCAAAACATTGCGTTGAAGCAATCAATCCCAATGCTAACACTATCTTTTTCATACTAGACCCTTTAATTTAAAACAACGATTCTTGCGTATCTGCAACTTCGACTGCAGCCGCAATACGGTAGATCTGCCTCTCAGTAAGATCATATTTAAACGCAAGTTGAGCTGCTGTCAATGGACCATATAGACTACGAATGTGACGATCACGTGCCAAAATCAATGCAAACTTAGCTTTAGGCACCGGAAATTCAGAGCCATCAAAATGCTGCGCCAATATACTGGCCGCTTCAAAGCCTATTTTTTCGGCAATTGGATGGTCTTGCTTCATTTTTCGCGGAATAAATACTCTTATACCGGGCCATGATTCAACAAGTTTTAATGTAGCTACCAAGCCAATTAATACGACAATTTCTTGCAGTGACTCAGGCAGATCTTCACTTCTCACCTCATCAAAAAACTCTTTCGGCAGTTTGACGATTAAAGTGTCGCTGGTTTTAATCAAGATACTCACTGGCCTTGCCTTACCTTGGCATATTCTAAGGCAGCAACCATTTTATGCAGTTGCTGCGGTGTTAGCCAGGTTAACTTTTCAACCTTGAACATCTTGACGGCCATGCCATCAGCATAAGCCCAAGGCTTCTGTAGCACGGTTAGAAGGGCGCCAATTTTACTAACTAGCGCAACGCTGCTTAACTTAACGTTTTTAGGTGGCTCAGTCTTAATACCATTGCGTTTAGGCTTCCAGCCACGTGCTTTTAAATGTGTCAGTACATTTGCACGGCCAGCATGATCTAGCGCACTGGATGAACTTACACGCGCTACAGTCCACAACATAGCGCGGTAGGTATCATCATCAAGGCCAAGGTCTTTCTTGGCGATATGGATCATCGCCAGCTCGCGGGTGCGAGTATCTGGCTTTCTGGCTGGGCTAGTCATTGGTCGCCTTTCTATAAACCTTAGTTAATTTTTGATTTATGCAATAGCCTTTTCCACGCATTACATTAGCAATAGTTGCACGGTCTTGATAACTGCTAGACGCTTGTCCAATCAGTCCGAAATAGCTATTTGCCACTTTAAACAACTTATCTTTCTTTGTTACGTTAATACGGCTTACGGCCTCATTTACAGTGCGTTTTCGTGTATATCTATTCCACGGCTTAATCACTTGACCAACAAAATCCACGCCACGATCAATAGGCTGTAGGATTGTTTTTTTAGGATTTAGCCTGGCATTTAATTTATCTTGTAAGAAAGCATTAATTTCAATCAGTGCGGCGTTAAGCCATTGTGGTGACTCATGCAGCAGCACGAAGTCATCTACATAACGCACATAATGTTTTGCACCAATCTTGTGCTTGATAAATTGGTCTAGATCATTCAAATACACATTGGCAAAAAACTGTGAGCTTAGATTGCCAATTGGTAAGCCTAGATGGCTTGGTTGTTTTGCCAAACGCTTATGGGCTGGTACTAAATTAAGCTTGGTTGCTTCACCACGTAATTCATAGTTTTGGCGTGGATCATGAAATAGAATTAAATCAGCTAATGACAACCACCAAGGCTCATGTATCTTCTTTTCAAGCTGCTTGTGTAATACATTCTTATCGATGGCCACAAAGAAGTTGGCTAAGTCTAACTTTAGATAAAAGGCTGGCTTGCTCCAGTTTTGAGTAGCGCTGCGTATCTTTCTCTCAAGTCTTTTTACGGCATATAGCGTGCCACGTTCAGGGATGCATGCGCAGCTATCTGCGATAAATGATGCATAAAACCTAGGCGAGACGTGGTTATAAAATAAATGGTGGACGATGCGATCTCTAAAATCTGCAGCCCACACTTCACGTGGCTTTGGCCTCGTGATAACAAAACAAATGCTTTTACCTGGAAAATATGTGCCAGATTTTATGTCTGTGTATAAATCAAACAAATTGCGCTCTAGATTCAGTTCAAAAGCTAGAGCGCTCTCTGAGTTTCGTTTGTGTTTTCTGCAATCAAAGTATGCTTGGACTAATTCTGCAAACGTAAAGTTGTCGTTATGATCTGCGGACAGCGCGAGCGCGGAGCTCGCTAGACTTGTTATTGTTGTTCTGGTTTCCATTATTGAAGTTCTGATACCAAGCCCAGCCTGCTGTATTTTGCTATCTACGTCATCTTGTCGAAGGGCTGTATTTAAATCAGCACCGATCAACAAGGCAACTGCGCTAGACCTATCCTGACAACTCTCAGCGGTATCTACGATGCGCATGGCGGTGACCTTTTGAGTCAGCGGCAAAACCAGATTATTAAATCGTTCAGTCATAGGGCCTTAACCTTTATGAAACAGACGATGCGGAACGGCGCCAACCATTGGCTTGCTTGCCAATGCTACCTGTCAACTCAATGGCCTTAGCATATTGGCCTGTTGAGATTAAACGCTTGTCGCGTGAAAGTCTTAATAACAATTCGCATACTTGAAGTCGCTCGATAAGCGAGATTAAATATCCGGACTTTTCACGTGAGACGTTAGCCCTAAATATCAAAGTGACAATCTCGACGCACTCATCACGTAGTTTTCCGCCTATGCTTTGTTTAAAATCACGTGGCATATTCTTGGCAAGGTCAGTGATGACATCGAGTAAATCGTATGCCACTTTGTAAATAGGTAAGGTAGTGTGATTGGCCATAAAAATAAATAAATTACTGAATTACTGATAATCTGCGGACAGCGCGAGCGCGGAGCTCGCTAGACTTGCTAGTGATGCCCTGGTTCCCAACATTGAAGTTCTGAAACCAAGCCCAGCCTGCACTGTTAGCATGCGTTTCACACGACCAATAAGCCTCTTCTTTAAACTCATCTTTCATAAATTTAAATAGCATGGATTGCTCGCATCTATCTGGTAAATAGCCACCTATACTTGCAGCCCAAGCGACTTGATTACTCCAGCTCGCGCACTTACTTTCACCTGGCAATAAAATAGTATGCTCAGCTTTAAGACCATCAGCACTGATAATGCAGCCAACCCACTTTTCGCCATCTTCAAGGTCGGGCATTGACACTGAAATTGGGAGTGCACTCTCAATTAACTTGCTTGATTCAAAGCGTGCAATCATGCTTTGAAGCTTGTTTTGCTGGCTTTTAATTTCATCTAATGTGACTGTTTGTGACATTTGAATAACTCCAAAATAACTAAATAATTGAATGACTAAATAGGAACTCTGCGGACAGCGCGAGCGCGGAGCTCGCTAGACTTGCATGGTGTAGTACTGGAGTCCATAACCGAAGCCCTGAAACCAAGCCCAGCCTGCTTCTCTTTCATGCGTAGTATTTGACCAGTACCAATTTTTCTGGAATTGGTCTCTACTTTTATCAAACATTAAAGCCTGCTCTACGCGGTTTGGCAGGTCACCACCAAGTTCTTTTGCCCAGTCCATAGCGTCTTGCCAATTGCCATCATCTTTATCGCCTGGTAGTAAAATTGAGTGCTCACCAGAACCGTCTGGATTGATAATCGCGCCTAAATATACTTCACCTTCTTTTAACTCTAGTTGCTTCATCTTAAATCTCCTTTTAAATAAACATGGGCGTTAAAACCATCCCCTATAGCCCATTTGTTAACGGGCTATAAATGAGAGTTTAAGTAAGTTGACTGCGCCTGACGGAAAGGGAACCTGAGGAGGCGCATCATCGCAGTCTGCTATGGTTATTTACCCCACTCATAGCTTGGGTAGCAATCTTCTAAGCTGCCAACTGTTGCTCAAATGGGGTGATTACAAAGTCTTCAATACCTGAAGTAATTTCAATACCAGCAGCTTCAGCTACATTTGGCTTGGCTAAAATGGCATCTTTATCCAGTTCTTCTTTACTACGAATAAAGATGCCGAATCCCATACGTTTTAGCTTTTCAAATAGCTGTGTGCTGGCACGTGTTTTAACGCTCGGTGGGCGCTGTCTCCAGTTCACTTCACCCGTTGTCAGGTTGGCAGATTTAACCTTGCCACCATCAGTAATACTGTCTCGGTTGGCCTCACACCATGTTTGAACACCGGCGCTTAAATCTGTAATGGTGCGGGTGAGCTCATCAATTTTTGGCTGCTGATCTAAGCGTAATTTAGAAACAACATCATCGATATCTAACTCGATACGTTGTAAATTACGCTGTGCATGGCCGATTAAATCAATATGACTCGCAACTTCAGTGCGGCTTTGTGGCACGTAACTCTGTGCGACTGCTTTTAGTTTTGTGGCTTTTGCCATCGTTTTCTCCTGGTTAAAATTAAGTTTTTAAGTGCAACTGACCTAGCAGATCAGGCAGCGGTATTTTTCTGAGTCTTGATTCTTTATGCAGCTCATGCATGGCACGGCCACGATGGAACTGGCAGGTATGCTCTAACTCTTCGGCATTGGCAGCCATGTAATAACCACGCGCTGGATGACTACAAACGGCCATACCATCTTCGATTAACTCATCGATGAGTGAGCGCAATGTTCTTGAGTTAACAATTCCACATGCTATTGATAGGTCATCGCCGGTGATCCCGTTAAGCTTGCCGATATGGCCTTGCAATATTTCAGTTACTTTGAATTTAGTAGTCATCAGTCGGCCTTTACAGTGAGGTCATTCAGTATTTTGCGAAGCGGCGCTTCACTTCTAGTTTTAGGTGTTAACTTTTTGCTGGCATTAGCAAAATGGTTTGGTACCTGATTTGCCAGTCGTGTCGCTTGTGAAATATATGCACCAGTGAGTACCGGGCCATATCTGCGGCCTTGCTCAGTTTGCTGTTCAGTTTTTGCATCACTTTTTTCAGCGAAACCAGCAATGATGCTTAGCAAGTAACCGTGGGTTTTAAGTGGCAACGTAAGCTTGTCACGGCCAGTAATCATGGTTTCAATGCCTTGCTGCCAATAAGCTTGTGGTGCTGGCCATGCCCGGCCATTACGTTCAATTTGCGCCGCTTGTATCATGGGTAATATCTCACTCAAAATACTGGCGAAGCGATCCATGCTAAGCACACGCTGTGCTGGTTTAAATAGCGAAACGTATTGCATGAGACTCTTGCCTAGCGGCGCAGGGAACTGAAGCGCCAGCACAATTGCTTCACGTGCAGCGTCGTGCTCAATTAGCGCAGCTAGGGTCAGGTTCTCACCACAATTTGGACAGTTAAGGCGCATCTAGCCAACCTCTTCAGGCGCTACTTTTTTAGCTTTAACATTTGCCAACAATGTATTTCTGTTTGGGCATGCCTGACGGCCAAGCTCAGTAATGGCAAAGGCACCGTGCGGTAATTTTTCAATAAGATGCTTTTTTATTAAGCTAGTTGTTGGCTGCGAGTAGCTATCAAATCGCTCTGCAATTTCAGTAGAAAACATCGAACCAGCTCTAAGTGCTTGCAAGATTCTTATTTGCACTGCACTTAATTTACCGTCTGTTTTTTTAGTACTCATCTCAATTACCTCGCAGTTAAGTGCCAGCTAGTCGCCCAGCTATATTTTGTTGTTAAAAATAAGCGCACTGACTTAACAACGCGTACTAATGACCGAGCAATTCGGATCAGTACACTTGGTTTATTCAATTCACATATATAGCGTGGCGTAATTGGTTTTGATGGCATGCCACGTAAGTCAGCCCAGCTTCTGTCATATTTGCTATCCATTAAATTTTCTCCTGGTCATAAACTAGGTGAGCATGCACACCTAGTAGCGATTCAATTTTGTTATGGGCCATACTTACAAGAGTCTGTAACACCGTATTGCGACCTTTTAACTCATCAATGTCACTGATCAAGTAAGCAAGTTTTTGTAGATCACTTACGCTTATCGTGACGGTCTTATTCGCTAGTTCACTCATGAGTCTCTCCCTTATCTGCAGGTTTATTTGAGCAGCTTTGACAAGCTTGCCAATGTGCATGCATTGCCCCACCTGATTGATGTGGACGTGGACGCAATGCGCGGCTACTACAATCATCAGCCGTGATTTTTCTGTCTAAGTAAGGACATAATCTGCTACCCATGAATGGGCGCAGCGTCGCCTCAATGGCTTCAACCTTGGCGGGATATTTTCCATTCAGATATTGGCTCATAGTTGACCTGTCATACTTAACAGAGAGGGCGGCCAGCGCTGTTACGCTGTATTGGTTGGCATAATCTTTTGCCCAAGCAAAGACGGCAGCATCACTCATTGCGACCTCCTAATGGGTAAGCTATGCCAGTACTAGGCGCAAATATCTCTTTACGACTAATGCGCCAAACAGGTGCTTCCATACCGCAGTCAATCACTAAGTGGTAACGGATATGGCCGTTGCTGGTGAGAGAAGTACCTGGTACACGCTGTGCTGCACGACTCAATATTCCTGCACGCTCAAGAGCACGTAAATACTTGCCTACGTTGCTGAGAGCATCTTTCTGCTGCCCATCATTTAAGGTATTCATCAAACCTTCCAGTGTAGTTTCTTTACGGTTGCGCAGAATCCACCATGCTCGCTGACGCAAGCCGCTAGTTTTAAGACGCAAGCGGCCATTAGGCTCAGTTGCGCGTTTGCGTTGAGTAGTTTTTTGTAGCGCTTCAACCATCATGAATCCTTCGCAACATCGTTGCATTTTTGATTCATTGCTATAGCAAAAAGCTCTTGATATTCAGGTTCGGTTAATATCACGTAGCGGCCAGCACCAACTTCAAAGACACTACACATTTCAAACGTCCAAGTATTTTCTTCAAAGTCGCACGTCAGTGAGGTTGCAAGCTGGGCCATTACAGAACCCTCGCAACATCTTCACAAAGGCGGATATTTTTAACATCAGCCAAAGTTAAAGCAGTTTTGGAGAGCCTTGCAGCCAGTGCCTCAAGTGATTTAATGGCATTATTGATGAGTCGATATCTACCGCGACTTTGCTGCATGACCACTTTTGCAATCTCAATATCAACAGCAACCTCGCATAATTCATTGATATACAGCGCGCAATCAGCTTCAGAGGCAGGTTTAAACATTGGAGCAGCTGATATTCTGGTATTGATATGCGCCATTTTGCTTTCTGTAAACCGGCTACGCTCAGAGGTATGGCAAACCAATACCAACATCACGCCTGCTTGCTCTGCCACACGTCTTAAGTACTCCAGTGGCTTAGCGCGACCTTCGGCAGCATGTTGTGCCTCATCCAAAATAATGGGTGATTTTGATTCACGCATTTTGTTTAAAATAGCGTTAAACTTTTGATAGTTCCGCGTTTCTTCCACGCCTAGTCTGTCTGCCAGATAGTCAGTTAAAAATGAAACTGACATGCCTGGCATACCCTGCAGGTAAACTGCATTTTTATCACTGCCAAATCGATCTACGGCACAAGTTTTACCACTACCTGGGTCACCTGATAGCAGCAATACGCATGCCTCTTCGGACCCACGGTTTTCCATTGCCATGACGGCATTTGAAAAAAGCGTCCAATTACTAGTTTTTACAAAAGTTGATTTCATCGTGCTAAACTCCTCTTCTCAGTTGTTTCTTTTTTAAAGTACTTGGTTATAAAAGGCCGTTCGATAGCTCGTAACTATTGAGCGGCTACTTCATTCATTGGTGCATCATCGTCTTCGTCTTGCTCTGCATTCCCATATAGCAACATCACGGTATCCATATAGCTACCTAACTCCTCTGGCAGCTCTAGTGGCAGATGCTCTACTGGTACTAATTCTGCTTCGCGCTCAATAGCTGGCATAGCCATCGCTATCAAACCATCATCTTTTCTAAACTGACCCTCAATGACATCGCCAGTTAGGCTTGGTGTACGTTCAATGATTGTGTCAATCTGGTTTTTCCTGCGTTTGATCTGTGCCAGGGCACGTTTTTCATGTTGATAATCAGTTGAGCTCTGCGCACGGTATCCACTGCTAGTAGCAAATTCAGCAGTGCAGATCAGCGATCCATCTAGTGTTTTTATCCAGACCTGTTGCCAGTCCATGATGTCGTAAGCCACTACAACCTGCTTACCATTCCAGTGCGTCAACTCATCATGTGTATAGCGCATGCCACCATACGGGCTCACTGTTTCGCGGGTAACTTTTACCTGTACATGTGCGCGGAAATCTTTGATTAAGTCGGCCTCGGTCATGCGTACCGCTTCCCAGCCATTGTCTATATGTTCTTGCAAACACTCTTTTGGCGTCTGGTGGCGGATGCGGCCTGTAATTGGGTCGCTAATTTTTGGCAACTCACGATGAGGGCGATTATTTAGTTTTTCAATGGTGGCGTTAATCCATGCCACAGCCTCTGCATGACTGGTAAATACAATGCCTTTTCCTTGTTTTTCAGCTTCTTTTTTGAATTTATCTCGCTGTTCCATATCGCCAGCATTAGCAGCTTTAACCATGTCACCAGTGAGTTTCTTCACACGCTTAAATGCCAGCGTATCCATGCTTTTGCCTTGATAGGTGGCAAGTTGACGCGATTCACGGTCTAGGCTGGTGTTGAAGTTTTCCGGGATGCCATTGGCTTGTGAGTTACCCACTTTTACTGGGTGTCTGAACTCAAAACCTACACGCTCACATAGCGCAGTGGCTGGGTTGGTTTTCATTCGCTGACTATTTTTAATGATCTTGGTGCTATCGGTTTGAATGATCAGTGGCACACCACCAAAGCGAATACAGTTTTCTATGCCTTTAGCAATCACTTCAAAGTTTTCTGTGAGACCAATGCCGGGTGGGCAGGTATAGCGCGTAGCAACATCATGAAAATGCCATATTTCATAGGTCACAAACTCACCTGTAACTGGGTGCGGTGCAGTAAAGTGAGTATTCCAGCCATCGGCATGAATCTCTTGCCAAGGCACCATGCCTACAGCAGTACGTTTGTTGTAATACTTATGTGCGCTTAACGCAGAGCCTAAATGACGGCCTTTTAGCTGCTCACCTGCACTGAATTTCTCATTAAAGAAGCGAGTGATCATGTGATAGCTCACATTTTCATATTGTTTCTGTACAGCTTCGGCGACTGCAGTAAATGTGGGTTTTTGTGGGCGTTGAAACATGGCAATTGCTAAACCATGCCACTGCTTGATATCCATATCTTTCGCGCGTTTTAATGGGGCAACTGTACCGCGTGTTTTATTGAGCGCAACCCACTTTAAGTAAGTACTGCGGGTAAGCGTTAAATCTGCCCTTGGTTTATCCCAGGCATTATCTAGGGCATAAACTAATTCAAGGCTTAAAGTACCATCGGTACGCGATGCATTTAGCCATGCAATTGCAGATTCCATGCTGCCTGAGTGACTGGAGACAAATGTAATCAATCTCTGACGTGCTTGTTTGGTTATACGCTGCTTATCGGTTAAATCGAAATCATCGACTATCTTAGTTACGGCCACAGAGGTTTTACTTGGTTTTGCTACGCTTGGCACCTTTGTTTTAGCAATGGCTACTGCAGTGCCTACAGTTTTATTGAGAATTTGTAGTTCAATGGATTTTGGAGGGTGGTATTCCATGCCGCCACCGCGACCTTCGCGCTTATGTGTAAGCCAGCCTTCACGATTAGCAAAATCTATCATGCCTTTTTTACTAGATGGTAATCCAGCCAGCTTCATCTCAGCCAACTCAGCTGCGCTATACCATTTTTTAACGGTACTCATTCAGCTTCTCCCAAGATGGTTTTAAGCTGCTTAATTTGCTTTGCAGCCTCATCACGGGTGCGCTCTAACTTGCCAAGCTGTGTATGTAAAACCTCTTTTCCGACACTGACACGTGCACCTAATTTTCTAGCGGCTAGATCTAATAACAGATGCCCACCCACTGCCATATCAAAGGCAATGGCAATATCAAATGCTGGGATATGGTCTTCACGGCTCTCGGCGGTATAAGCATCAAGCATATGTTTGCTGATATCCCGCCCAAGCAGCTTACTCATTTGGATACAGACTTCGTAGCGGTCATGGCCTTTAAGAGCTTCGCTCATTAAGCCTGCTATTTCTGCTCTACATGCCAGTGCACCTATATGAGGTGTGACTGGGCGGGGGATCATAAATAAGTCGCCAGTGAGCGTGTCTTTCTTACGCATGACAAACCTTTAATTGAATAAATATAGGTTTTTTTATCATGCTGCCTTCCGCATTTGTTTAATTGGCGCAGTATCATTTACATTGCACACATTTTTAGTAGTGCTAGAATTAGGTATAAACTGTTTTTTTACTTTAAGTGCTTTTTTAGCATGTAATGACTTGGTACTATTCGCGATTAGATTCGCTGTATGACGACCTATGCCACGCTCACCACGGCCACTTTTAGGTGTGCCATCTAAGTTATAGCGGCTAGGCCAAATTGTTTGTGGGGTAATCCCTAAATGGCTGGCAATAATATGTTCACACTTTGGATATGGCTTTATAAAGGCCTGATTTAACGTATTTGAGGCATAGCCATGCAGGCGACTTAAGCGCTGTAAGCTGTTACCACTTTTATGAATAGCAGCAACAATGTCGGCTTGGTGCCAATCTTGCGAGGTTGGTTTTTTTGTCATGTTTAATAAACAAACTCATTTATACAATGACGCAACTGTAAACTCGTATCTGTTACCTGTCAACAATATTTTAAAGGTAACAGTTAAATTTTTTCATGTTATTGCGTTAAATCATTATTTTTATAAATAAAACAACATGTTACATATAACTGTTACCCAGCAAAATGGTAACAGTTAAAGGTGACAGTTAGGGTGAATTAAGTGTTACCAGAAAATGATGAGCATTTAGAATCAGAAAGGGGCATCATTCCGACTAAGGATGGTGATTATTTTTCTGCTACTTTTCTGTCTAAATTAAAATCAGAAAAGCTACCAAATAGCCGAGCTGGTATATATAAGATGGCGAATCGATTGGGTTGGCCATCAATCAATGTCCCTGGTAAAGGGGCTAAAGATGGAGTTAAATACTTTTCAGTACCTAAAGAGTATTTGCAAGTTGATTCATCGGATATCGAAATAAAGGTTGCTAATAGCGCTATAGATGCCATTAATAAATCAAATGCTAATTACCCGACTGAACCTATTAAGCCATTAGTTAGCGGCAGTGGCATTCATAGTGGAGGCGTAACTGATGAGCACTTTTATCAACAAGTAAAACATCAAGAGTCTATTTATATAGAGTCATATCTAGAGGTTCGTGGCGCGGCTGGTGCAGGTCAATTAACCCCAACAGATCAAGTAATTATTAAGTTAGCTGTTAATGCTGCTGACTGGCGTAACTATGTTGGCTTAGATCATAGGCATATTAAAGTAGTTGCCGTGCATGGTGATAGCATGAAGCCAGCCTTATCACACGGCGATCAAGTCTTGGTTGATACAGCTTGCACCAGCTTTATTGATAATGATATATATGCTATTCAACAAGGTGATTTAACACGCTTTAAACGTATCAAACTAAGGCTTGATGGCTCTATTGAAGTCAAAAGTGATAATGAAAAAGATGGGTTTAAGTTAGAAACATATACAGCGATGGAAGCTGCAGAGTTTCAGTTGATTGGGCGCGTCATTCCCTTTAAGTTCGGAAGGTTCGATTTATAA